ATCACTGGCACCATAAATTCTGTTAAAAATCCTAAATCTGTCATGTTTAAATCCTCTCTTTCTGCTTCAGATGAAGCTCTTCAATCTCATTTTTCATTTTTGTCACCATGCCATTGCCGCCAAGTTCGTGGTACGCCTCGTACATCTCTTGAAAATTCTGATACGCATAGGATGGTATCTCTCCCAGTTTCATGTACTTATCATGGTACTCGATCAACTGAACACGAAGCAGCAACATTGTTCCCCGACTATTTGCATCCCTGTCATTCTTCTGACGTTTCAGCAACCACACTATGTATCCCATAAATGCTGTTAAAATAATCGGCAATGCAATTGTGTAAGTCTGTGATAAAAAATTCACCAATGGTTCATCTCCTTTGTTTTTTTATAGTTTGATTATAATTCCGCCAACCTTCCTTTTTGTGCCAACTTTAAAGCACAAAAAAAGCGCCGGACAACTAACCCTTTAAAGGTCAATTGTTCGGCGCTAGGCTCTGGAAATATTATAACACTCTTATTTCGATTGTGCTATTATTTTCTTCATGATTTAACATAAATATTCCTTTTTTTGTTAATACATAAAAATTACTACACGATTCAGGACTCTCTGATAATGGTATCGATGGCATCTGTCTGATTAACCTTTTCTTTAGCATCTTAATAATCAAACCCAAAACTATAAGTTCCTGTTCATGCAAGTTGTCTGCCACTGTGTGGATACTCACTGGTTTTCCTTCCTTTAGCATACTTTTGATAACTTTTTCTTCCATGGTCTTTACCTCCTTATGCATCCACAATATCACTGACTTATTTTTTCCTGCCCCCCTCTTTGGGTAAAAATTTTAAATTTTTATGCGACATACATATTGTATTTTCTCTCAATATCTCTATCTTCGAGAATGATATAGCCTTTTTCCAAAATGTCTACCGAACCAGAGTTAAAATGCTGCAAAAATAGCATAAGAACTAGTGGTGTATGTGCCATTCTCAATTTTAATTGTTTGTCCTGTTTTTAATGGTACAGTTTTATCTACAATCACTAAACCAGCATTATCACCATTATTAGTGTAAGGATTAAAAACGGGTACATTATTAATATATATTTTTGTATTTTGACCACTTCCGTGTGCATATGCAGCCACGTTTACAAAGCAATCTCTTGTTGCTACATAAGTTACTGTTGCACCAGCGGCGATGGTTGTAACATTTTTTAAAACAGTTCCAACATCAATAAATGTATTACCTTGATTGCATTTCCAGCCATACCATGTTCCATTATTAATATCGTAAGTGTTTGACCAAACACGTCCGGAAACAGGATATTGCTCATGTAATTCCACAGTCACTAAATGATATGTATTAGCAGATTCAGAACACCATCTCACTACCCGATAACCGTAAAAAGGACCGGCTGTATATGGGCTGTTAGTAAATGCTGTGGCAGGATTATCCGAACCAAAATAATGTATTTTATTAATATCACTATTGCGATTGGATAAGTTTACATTTAAAAAATCTGTAATCTGATTTCTTCCCGGAATGCTCTCACAGAACATTGGATCAGAAATGGTTTCATCAATAGCACTTACTGAACTAGCACCTCCTGTTCCACTTGCAAAGTATTTATATAAAGTACTGTTTTCTGCTGATGAGGTACGTTGTTGGACAAAGCCCCAAACGGTTCTTCCTTGGGCTAATGTAAGCAAATCCGTGGACAAAGTACCAGAAAACCAATCTGCATTTGATGCAACTACATCAAATTCGACTGTATATGCAGGAGATAACTGTCCTAGTAAATAATTTTTATTTATATAATCGCAGACAGCTTTCGCGTCAGCAGTAACATTTGGCAGTGCTAAATTGATATACGTTTTTTTTGAATTATTTAAACTCTGGGTGACTTCCTCAAATCCACCCTTGATCCTATTCTCCAGATCATTCATCTCCTCCGCAGAAAATGCATTTCCCTCTGCTGAGATCTGTCCCTCTGCTCGCGCTACGGTCACAAGTTCCGTGCTGCCGTCCTCATGTGTTAATTTTCTTCTGTTCGGGTACTCGGAAATACGATTCACCCATGTTTTCAAATTAAATGCCATGATAAAATCCTCTCTTTCTTATAATAATAATCCAATGCTCTGTCCGGCATAGATTTCCTCGCCTGCGTAATGAACAAAGTTTGAATTATAAACTTCATAAATGTCATGTAATATTTTCTCAATATCATTGATTTTCTGGTACGTGTTAATCGGCTGTTGC